TCATAGACATTATACAACTGATTTTCAGCCCGGCATCTACAACAGGGCAGGAAGTGAAATCATAGCATTAGCCGAACAAATAAAAGCCGAAAGAGCAACCGTCGCAATGTATACAGGAGTAACAAGATGAAGCGAAATAAACAACAAATATTTGGTTTATACTATTTTGCAGGGTGGAATAAAATAACGTTATCAGATGAAAACAATAAATGCCATAAAAGGTATATAATGAATTTAGAATATTTAAAATGGCACGCCTCTGAATTATCTAAATGGAAACTCATTCTCCGCCCCTTCTCAGATATGACGAAAGAGGAAAAGTGGTGGTTAAAAGGACATGGAGCAAATGAAAGAATAAGTACAAAGATTGAATCTATTCAATGGGATGCCGAAGTTACATTTAAAATGTTAGAATGGGGCATTTGTCTCAATGACGAATGGTTTGAAAATGGTACTGCTGTAAACAGAAAGGACTTGAAATGAAAGTATTAAATTTTTTAGAATTACAATTTACAGATATTAAAACAAGACAAGATTTTACAGAGCTTTTTGAGATTTTATATGAAGATAAAGTAAAGCATTTCTATTCTCAACTATTCAAGCCTGAACTAATAACGGAATTATTCGAGGGGTGGAGAAAAACAAAAGGTATAGATGCGTTTATCCATGATAAAGGAGATGACAGAATAACATTAAATTTTTTTATTAATAAATTTCAGAATTGTTGGACTTGCCAGAAATTAAGCGGAACAACATTAAATGATACAATAAACTTTCCGTTTGCTCCCAAAACATTAGACCGTTTTATTTATCATTGCCAAGATGCAGGAATTGAATTAATTTGGAGGGCTAAATGAAAAACCACGTAACAAGTTTAGACTGGTCTCAGAAGCTGAAAGAAGCTGGGTTTGAAATTGAGAGTATAAGTGGATATGTTTGGTTTAAGGATTTAGAAACAGACAAATATAAATTTATTAAATACGAATTACTTGATGAAGAAGACAAACAATACAAACACCGAATTACCCCCGCTCCCCTTGCAACTGAATTGCTGGCTGAAATCCCAACAAATATAAAACATTATAAAGTAAAAGTTGTAAAATTTGAAAATGATTATAGAGTTTATTTGGGTAGTTTATTCAGTGTGTATAATAAAAATCTCTGCAACGCCCTTGCAAAAATGATAATTTGGTTATTCAAAAACGGATATATGGAGAAGAAGTGAACTGTGATAAATTAATATATCTTGCAAGCCCATTAACTCACAAAGAAAATTCAGTACAAGAATACCGTTATGACATGGCTTGTTTGGCAGTTGCTAAAATGCTTAAAAAGGGATTGAATGTTATCAGTCCGATTGTTAATTCTTATCCTATTTCAGTACGTTTTAAACTGCCAAAAGAATATAAATTTTGGCAAAAACTTGATGAAGAGTTGATAAGAAGATGTGATGAAATATGGGTTTTAATGTTATCCGGCTGGGAAAAATCCAAAGGGATAAAAGCCGAAATTGAATTTGCTTTAAAATTAGGTAAAAAAGTTAAATATGTGAGGATTGAAGATTTATGAAAACCCGCTTAGAAAACAAAGATTGCAATTTAATAATGCAGGAATATCCTGATAATTACTTTGATTTGGCTATTGTTGACCCCGAATATGGAATAAACATAAATCATAATATGGGACGCAGAAAAAATGACAGAAAAAGCCAATATAAAAAAGTTGAATGGGATAAAAAACCACCTAATAGTAATTATTTCAATGAATTATTTAGAATATCGCAAAATCAAATTATTTGGGGTGGTAATTATTTTGAATTAAAACCTTGTAAATGTTATTTAATATGGGATAAGCTATTTTCCAATAGTGTGAGTTTTTCTGATTGCGAATTTGGATGGACTTCTTTGGATAGGACTGCGAAAATTTTTAAATATTCTCCAAACAATATGAATAATCGCATCCACCCGACACAAAAACCCATAAAACTATACGAATGGATTTACAACAACTATGCTAAAAAGGAATTTAAGATTATAGACACTCATGGTGGTAGTTTTAGTAGTCTTATAGCCGCCCACAAATTTGGCTTAAAAGAGTTTGTAATTTGCGAAATAGATAAAGACTATTTTAAGGCAGGGAAAAAACGCTATGAATTATTTGTTTCACAATTAAATATGTTTGATAACAAAGATACACAAACAAACAATAAAAATAGTAGTGATACGTGTATCTTATTTTAACCAATAAGGAAAAATAATTATGAGATTTATAGCCATATCATCCGAACCAAATTATGAAATATCTAAAGAAGGAATTATACGTGTTATTAATACAAAAAAAATTAAAAGCCAATATGTTAGTTCAACTGGTTATTATATAATTTCTATTAGCCATAACAATAAATCAAAACCACATAGAGTTCATAGATTATTGGCAGAGACATTTTTAAAAAACCCACAAAACAAACCCGAAATTAATCATAAGGACGGGAACAAATTAAATAATAATATATCTAATTTAGAATATTGTACCCATGCAGAAAACATGAAGCACGCATTTAAAAATGGCTTGGTGAATAATACTGGGATTAAAAACGGCAGGGCAAAATTAAACAATAACAAGGTAAGAAAAATAAGAGCTATGTTAAAAGATGGGATTAGTCAACAAAAAATAGCTAATGAATTTCAGATAAGTAGGGGGGCTATTCTTAAAATAAATTTGGGTAAAACATGGAAACACATTTAATTGCAGCTTATAATTTCGGTATTGCTGAATTTGTCGGCTGTGAATTAGACGAAGATTATTTTAAATCTATGTTAAAACGTTGGAATATTCACAAATCACAAGAAAGAATGTTTTAAAAACGGCAAAGAATTAGAAATGTTTTAAAAATAGAGGTGAAAGAATGAAAGAGAAGATAATTAAAGAAATTAATGAAGTCTGTAATATACATAGGACAGGACGGGAAATACATGACGAACCCTTCAATATTATATGTTCATTATTGAATAATTTAGATAATAAGTATATCAAACCACTTGAAGATAGGATAAAAGAGTTGGAAATAGAGAAAGAGCAAATGAGGGATTTATTAAATAAGCATGGTCTTAAATGGATTGATATGTATGAATAATTATTTTGAAACTCTCATAATATATTCGCCTATAATCATAGACATTTCCTCTAAAGTCTCAGCAGGTAAACCCATTGTAGGTAATATTGGACGTGGTGGCATTGACTTTGTTCCGTAATGTAAATAAGTTCCGTATAACATTGAAACACCTGCTTGAACTTGACCGCCGCCAACAACCTGACCGAAAACCGAATCAAATAAAACTCCTGATACTTGCATTATTTTTCCTGTTTTCCCTTTTTTCTTTCGAGCTTTTAGAGTTGATGGGGCTAATTTAGCCCATGGAGTTCCGAAATATTTTCCTTGAGTATTAAATTGTTGAGTTATTGCATAGTCCATTAAGTCTGCAATCTCAGGTAATACGGGAGTAAAATCCAATTTACTAAAATAGTTTTTAATTGAAGTTTCAAATTGTTTATAAAAACTCGGGTCGATTATCATATTATTTTTTCCTTAATTCCTTTAATAGTTCTTTAGGATATTTAGATAAATTAGGTTTATACTTTCCGATACCAGTCCATGTAAATCCCTTCCGGTTCTTTAAATGCAAGATAGACGCTCCCTTACGTACTCTAAGCCCGTTTTTAATCCTTAACCTATCATTTAACACTCTAAAGCGTCTACGGCATCCAAAGTGTCCGGGTGGTAAGAATTTTTTTATTTGTTTATCTGAAATTGACATAACAATATTATTCAAACCACGGCACGCTACCGTAGTAACTTTGTCTACAATACTTAAAAACTGAATATAAGCCCATGTGGCTTTAGTCTCCTGAGCCTGAGACCAACGTCCCTGATTAAAAGCAGTTTGAACGTTTTGACGGTAAATTAGATTAAGTCTCCAAGGGGATTGTAATTTTAATTTATCTGTTTCGGGAGTTTTAGTTTTTTCGCCTAACCATCCTTTTTGCGCTAAAATATCTTTAATTTGTTTACGAAATTCAGCTACCGGAATACCGTTTTTAATAGCTTTCAATAATTCCGCTTTAAAATCTTTTAATATATCTAAGTCCATTAATTTGGAAATTGTAAAAGCGTGTTTACGTGAATTATTAAGAGCTTCTTTCCAGTCTTTAGAGATTACTATTCCTTTTTTCTCAAAATATTCGACTGCTTTCTCAGGAGTTAAATCTAAGGCGTATAAAATATTACTTAATCCTATGTTAGTTAAAAGTTTGTCAACTTCTTTAGCATAAATTTCCGCTTCGGCAAAAGAAGTAATATTTTTAAATGGTTTTTGTCTTTCAACTGCCAAAGAATTATAACCAAATAAAATCATTAAGAAAATAGCTCTTGTCATTCTTTGGTAGAATTTACCTGAGTTTAATTTCCATATTAAAGAACTATAATCAGATAACATCTTTTTATAACTTGAACTTTCGACAAATTTAAAAAGCGGTTGTAAATGATTTGTCATTAATTTATTATTTACTTCCGGATTGTCGAGATATTCAACAAACTCATCGACTATTTTCTGGTCTTTAAATATAATTTCCATTATTCAACTTTTAATTTATTTATATCAGGGTCATAATGATTGCATAAAAACGTTTCAGGGTTATTAATATAAAACTCTTCGTCATATAAAACATAAAGAATTTCATTATGTAATTTATCACAAGTCATATTATACGGCTCGAATTTAGAATCGGGTTTAAGGTATATACAATTCGTACAATTATAAGATTTTTGAATTGCCATTTTTAAGCCTCATTTATAAGCATATTAAACATATCATATATTTCACTTTCTGGTATTTCGGGATGTAAATAATGCATTTTTGCTATTGCATTCGACTGATTGTCAACACCTTGCTCCATTATTTCAAAATCAGTATCTTCAAGATTATATCTTTTCTGATAATATTCTTTCTCAAATCTCACGCCAGTTTGATATAATTTCAAATCTCTTTCCGCAAAATCTAACAAAGCTTTTTCAGAATCTAAATATTTAAATGAAACAATATCTTCTGTATTAAAATTTAATTCATAAATCCATTTAATTAAAGTGTCAAAAACACCTTCAACTAATTTAGAGTCCATTTTAACAATATCGTCCCGAACTTCAATTGCTGCCTTTTCACTTCCTAACTTACCGGGAGTTGACATTGCCGTCCCTGTATGTCCTAAAATAGTTTCAGCATTTTCCGCCTTACAAGAATCTAATAAATTGTCGTAAATATTAATATTAGATTCCGAACCCGGACTAATTATATTAATATCTATACCCTCGGAAGCAACTATAACACCGTCAGCTACCATATTCTCTAAGTCATCACGTAGTTGAGTTGCGGCAGCGGTATAAGTGGCAGCTGAATAAAATGTTTTTAAAGATTCTTTATTAAAAGTTCCATAAATCCACGGCATACCATATTTTTCCACAAATACAATTCTATATTGTTTAGTTAAACGTCTATAAATAGAATTCCAATAGCATTTTCCAAGTAAAGCCGTTCCGTAAGGATTTTCGTAAGTAGCTTCATAAGTTGGGACTAAGAATTTATAATCAGGAACGTCTTTATAACCTGAGCCGTCATTTTCTAACATTTGTAATGAATTATCATTTCCCGAAAAACCAAACCAATCACGAGGTTTTGCTTCTATATAATCGGGATACCAATATTTACCGGTAAACTTCCAAATAATCTCTAAAACATTCCAGCCGAAAGAAGTAACGTCTAAAATCTCTCTTGCTATTTCGGTTATATCTAAATTTTTAAATATTAATTCTAATTCCTGATAAATATTTGACGGCGTTTTATTTTGCTGTAACTCCCATTTACGTTTTAAAGTACCGGCTTTTCGTGAACCGATATTTTGGTATAACGGACCGTCGTTTAAAATATCGGTATAAGCTTCTTCGGTACGTCCTAATTTAAATAAAATCGGGTCAGGGTTAGGTAATACATTCATAAAACCAGATTCTAAAAACCCTTCCATTTTGGAGCGAGTAGCTAAATTATCAGATAAAAACTTTTTATTACGTCCAATTAAAACCGGAGTATCTTGTTTGGTTTTAATTGCATTTTCGACAACTAATTTTAATTTTTCGTCAAATTCTTTGTTTTTTTTCTCATTAGCTTTTTTTAATTTATTTAATTCTTTTTTATGATTAGCCTCCGTTTTAATTAATTCAGCTTTTTTATTAGCTAATTCTTTTTTATTTAATAAATCCATTTCAAACTCACTGTTTATTTAATAAATTTCTTAAAGATTGTTTTCGTGTTATTACATTGCTCTCTTTTGGCGGTGCGAATATTAATGAAGTTACTTTTTCAGCTTGTATACCGGCGTAAGAAAAACAAGTAACTATGTCATCATGCGCTCCGTTAGGATAAACTAATAATTCGTCTTCAATTATATGTAAATCAGTTGAATAAGTCGGTAAATAAACTTTGTTTTGCTCGAATTTCGCTAAAATACTTAAATGTCTTGTCTCTTGACGTCCTGCTTTTAATTCCAATGCGGGAAGTCCCTGCTTGGCAGCGGTTTGAACTAAAGAGACTTGATATTGTACGGATTCAATATAAATCATTGAAGGTTTCCATTTATTATAAACTTGCCAAACTAATTCTATATGTTCAGCACCTTCCATTTTCGCTCTTAACATATCAATTAAAATCAAATCATTATCTTGTGTCAAACCCCACGTACAAATTACGGTAAAATCAGATTTAAGATTTAAAGTCATTGCTAAATCCATCGTGCAAAATATTGTTAAATCCCGATGAGCTATTGTCTTTGTTTCCGCCCCTGATTTTAATAAATATAATTGCTGACCGTTATAAGTTGTATCGTAATATCTGAAATCTTGTTTTTTAAATTGGTTACCGGAAGACGGTTGAGGATTTTGCTGATATAAAGCTGAAAACATATAACTACTTCTTTTCTCTCTTTTTTCTATTAATGTTTCAATTGACATTTTTTCAGACCATAGAGCTTCGCCTTCTTTTCGAGGGTCATCAGGATGTTTGTCTTCGGTACAAATAGCGGGTATTTTTAATACAGTCCATTTATGAGGTTCGGTTTGTAATAACATTCCAGAAAGGTCGTCTTCATGCCAGCGGGTTTGAATAATTAATATTTTAAATAAATCACTTTCAATAATAGATTGTCTTGTCTCTAAATCCGCTTGATAAGATTCCCAAACCCTCTCCCTAATTGTAACACTGTGAGCGTCTTGTACGTTTTTATAAGGGTCATCAATAATTAAAGTTGTAGCGGTTTCACCTGCCGAACCTGCCCCGATACCAGCTGAAAGAAAAAAGCCCGTATAATTAACTATTTCAAAATTATTTGCCGTTCTTACATAATTACCGAAACTATCAGTTACTACGTTCTTTGTGTTTAATTGTGTAGTAGGAAATAACTTTTGATATTTAGTTCCTGTTATAATTCTTTGAATTTGTCTACCGGTACGTTTTGCCTTCGTATCGGTATGAGTAAAATTAACTATTTTCTCATTTGGGTTAAGTCCTAAAAGATAAGGAACTAAACGACGTGAAGCAAGCTCAGTTTTACCGTGCTGAGGTGGCATATTAATCATTAAATATTTAATTTCGCCTTTAATAAATTTGTCTAAATATTTAGCAGTTAAAGCATGATGCCAATTAACTAAATATCTTGGAAATGTATATTCAGTAAAAGCTAATAGAGATTCACGAGCTAATAAAACGTCATTATCAACCGTCTGAGGTTGCTTCCTCAATCTCCATTCCATTTCCATTGTCCCCCGTGTTTGCAGCTTTTGTAAGGATTTCGTCAAATCTCCCTGCTGCAATGTTTCTAATTTGCTCATCGCTTAATTCTCTTAAATCTAAATTATTTATATATTGAATTAAAAATGCCATTTGTGTATCAGTTTTTGCATATTCTATATATCCTCGGTCTTTCATTTGAGTTTTAGCATAAAAGATAGTAGTTGCAACATTATTGTCATTAATTAAATTCATTAACTTACTTTCAACAAAATCATCCCGTTTATATTTTACTTCATTTAACCAATATTCTTTAATTTCAGGATAACGGGATTCGTAATTTAATAGAGTTTGAACCGTACATTTTAACAGCTTAGCAGCTGTAGACTTAAATCCTTTTGTCTCTTTGTAAGCGTCCATGATTTGTTGAGGTGTATAAGTCTCAGGACGTCCATCGGGATTAGGAATAAAAGTACCGTTCTTTTTTTTCTCTATTTGTTTTTTCTTTGCCATTAATATTTTAATTGTTTGACTTTATTAAAAAGTTTTGTTTATCTAATATATTAATTTTAATATTTTCAGCTAT